TGCAACGTTTATCCCCAAGGCAACCTTGTTGCAAAAAATCACTTGGGCCTAATCGGTAGGGCCGGTGCATGGCCACCTATTCGATTACCTCAAAACAACTAACCGCCAACTATGGGGTTGTTGCCACACTCACGGCTAACGAGATCGTTACCGGGCAACAATTCACGATAAGCGGGCTAGCGGGTTTTAACGGAACGTATGTTGCGGTAGATCTACCGCAATACGAATTTACGGGCGTAAACACCGCCGGGGATTTGCAATTTAACCCGGCGGTGCTACTGCCCAACCAAGTGTTGTTCGCGCTCACCGGAAACGATATCGAGCGAACCACAGCAACCGGCACGATTACCTACGCGCTTACTTGCACATGGATAACCAAGGCAGACGTTGAGGATTGGTTAGGGTTCACCGTTACTACCCCGTCGAGTGATGATGACTTATTGACAATTTGCGTAGCGGCCGCAAACGCCTACGCCTACCGCAAACGCCAAGAGGCCGGCTATTTTGACGCGTCCCTATCCACGGTGCCAAGCCAAGACGTACGCCTAGGCACCATTATGTACGGCGGCGCGCTTTACCGCGAACGTGGATCTATCGACCAATACGCAAGTTTTGACCCGTTGGCCACCGGCACACCCACCGGCGGCAGTATGGGCCAAATCATGCGGCTATTAGGGGTTAATCGTCCGGCGGTGGCCTAATGACCGCCACCGTAAACGCATTTAAGTTGGGTTACGACAACGTAGTAGATCGACTACAAGCCATTACCGGGCTAAAAGTGTTTGACGATCCACGCAACCTAAACCCGCCATGCGCGCTAGTAGACGCACCCGTTATACGCATGAATAGCAACCTAGTGTTCGACATGACGTTTAACGTGAAAATTATTGGCACCGGCCCGGGCGATTACCAATGTTTAGCCAAACTATTGGAATTGGCCGATTTGGTACGCCGCGCACAAATCGGTTTAACGGACGTACGGCCAACCGTTACCACGATTGGCACCCAAGAATACGCAAGTTACGAATTGACCATAGGGGCTAAAATTGGGCCATGAGTACGTACCGAGTAACCCACGCATTTGCCGACAAACAACCCGGGGACCTAATCCCGGCCGCCGACATAGGCATAAAGGATTTTTATTATTTGTTGGAAATCGGCGCAATTGTCCCCAATGGTGACGTGCAACCGGCCCCAAAACGTGCTAAAAAAGTAACAACGAAAAGCGAGGATTAACTCATGGCAATGCCACAGACTGTTTACTATTCCGCACCCGAGGTAAAGATTGGTGCCGCGTCCGGATCGTCGGTTGATTTGTCCGAGTTCGCCAAGAGTGCCGTATTGACACGTCAGGCCGACGCGTTGGAGAGTTCGAGCATGGCGAGCCGTGACCGGTTCTATCAGGCCGGCATGAATAGCAACCAATTTGTTGTTACGTTTAATCAGTCCTACGAAAGTAGCGAAGTGTACGCCACGCTTGCGCCACTTGTGGGTACGCAATGCTACGTCGAATGCACACCCGTGGACGGAACCGTGGCTAGCGCAACCAACCCGCGTTTTAGTTTGACGAACACCTACTTGGAGGCCATGGACGTTTTGGCCGCCAACCTTGGCGAATTGGGCGAAGTCCAATTGACGTTTACCGGTGGCACCTACGCCGCCGCAACCGGCGCATAGCCAACAATTAGGATCGGCGCGACGTGATTATTAAATGGCAGATACCCATTAAGGGAACTACTACGGAAGTAGAAACCCGTTTTATTGACGTACTTAATTGGGAACGGCACACCAAACGATCCATGCAACAACTATCCACGGACCTACGGGCCGTGGACATGGTGGTGCTTACGTGGTATGCGTTGCAACGCACCAAAAACGAACACGCCAATTTGTCGCTAGCCGATTATGAGGCCGCATTAGACGGGCCACCTACGCCGCTAGATAGCGGGCCGGTAAACCCTACGGTGGCGGCTACCGCCGCCGATTAGCCGAAATATTGGTGGCAACCGGGTGGTGGCCGCCAAACGTCGAATTTGACGAATACGACATGGCTACCGTGGTAAGTGTGATTACCGAACAAAACCGCCAAATGGAACGGGCAAGCCGTGGCCGTTGATCTCGAAGTAGGCGTGGTAGGTGTCAAACAAGCCTTAAAAGACCTAAACAAAATTGCGCCAACGATACGCCGCCAAATCACCAAGGATTACGCGCAAATCGTGGAACCCATGATAAAGACCGCGCACCAAGCCATACCCCAAATAGCACCCGTTACCGGTATGGACCGCACCGGGTGGAAAACCAAAAGCGGCCTACAAATCCTGCCACCGGGCGGTTGGAACGGCACCGCCGCCACCAAATCATTAAAACCACGTATTAACACGCGGCGTATAAAAGAGTTTCGAGGCAACAAGGAAAACGTGGGTACGTTTGGCGTGACGTGGCGAGGGTTTGCCAACACCGTGTTTGATATGGCCGGCCGTAAATCGTCGGGCAACCGGGACGTGTTTAGCCGCATGGGTTCGCATGGCCGCATGGTTGGCGCGGTAGGTGGCCCACAACTGTTAGCGATATTGCAAGGCCGGTACGGCAACGCGTCCCGCACCGTATGGCCGAGTTACGAACGGAACCAAACCGAGATTGACAACGAAATGCAAAAATTGGTGGACGAAGTAATGCGGCTAGTAAATAGTGATCTGTCTAAACCAACTAGCGTTGGTGGTTAGCCATGGCCGTATCACTCCCTATCGTCTCCGAGTTTGACGGCACCGGCATTAAAAAGGCCATTGCCGAATTTAAGCAATTGGAAACGACCGGCGAAAAAGCCCAATTTGCGTTAAAAAAGGCGGCAGTACCGGCCACCGCCGCGTTGGGTGCATTGGCCGTAGGCCTTGGATCTGCCACAAAAGCGGCCATTGAGGACGCGGCCGCGCAAGAACAATTAGCGGGCGTACTACGTCGAGCCGGTTTGGCTACCGAGGACGAAATAGCCGCTACTGAGGAATTTATTAGCGCACAGTCACGTTTAACGGCCGTTACAGATGATGACCTACGGCCCGCGTTGGCCACGTTGGTAAACGCCACCGGATCGGCCACCTATGCCCAAGAATTGTTAATTAAAAGCCAAGACATAGCCGCCGCCACCGGTAAAGATTTGGAAACCGTAACGCAAGCAATGGCCAAGGCGGCAAACGGGCAAACCGCCGCGCTCTACAAACTCGATCCGGCGTTGCGTACCACCGTAGGCGTGGGTGCCGAATTTGAGGACGTACTACGCGGTTTAAGTATTCACCAAGGCGCGGCGGCCGAGGCCGCGCTTACTACTGAGGGCAAAATGAAAAACCTTAGTATCCAATTTGGTGAGGCAAAAGAGAGCATTGGCGCGGCACTAATCCCGGCCGTGGAAACGTTGTTGGGGCTACTTATCCCGTTGGCCAATTGGGCGCAAGAAAATAGCAAAGTATTTTTAATCGTTGCCGGTGTTATCGGTGGTGTTGCCGCGGCCGTACTTGCCGCCAACGCCGCCATGAAGGTATATCAGGCAACGCTAGTAATCGTTAAGGCCGCGCAATTTGCGTTAAACCTTGTTATGGCCGCCAACCCCATAACGTTGGTGGTGTTGGCCATTGGCGCATTAGTAGCCGCGTTTGTGTTGGCATACCAAAAATCCGAAACGTTCCGGGACGCGGTAAACGGCCTATTTGGTGCCATTAAAACCGGTGTGGTTGCGTCCGTCGAATTTATTAAAGGCTATTTGGAAACCGTTATGGGTTTTTACAAATCCATTTTTAACGGCATAGCAACCTTATGGAATAACACGATTGGCAAATTATCGTTTACGGTGCCGTCATGGGTGCCCGGGTTCGGCGGTAAAGGGTTTAGCGTCCCCAAAATTCCTATGTTGGCCGAAGGTGGCATTGTCACCGGGCCTACGTTGGCCATGATCGGAGAAAAAGGCCCCGAGGCCGTAGTGCCATTAAATCGTGGCAATATCGGCGGCAACATTACCGTAAACGTTTACTCGACGTTGGCGGACGCAACATTGCCCGACAAGTTGGTAAACGCGTTACGCCAATACAACCGGCGTAGCGGCGTGATTGACATACGGGTGGCGTAAATGCCGGGCGTAGTAGCGTCCGCCGGGGATTACACGGTCCTATTGGATACCGGTTGGGATAGTAATTCGTTTCGTTTAGATGACACCGAAAAAGGCGTATTAAACAATACGGAATTTACGTTAGGGCCAAACGTGACGTTTGCCGATATCACGGACTACGTAGTGGGCGTTACGTACCGTCGAGGCCGCCAACAACCATTCGACCAATTCGGCGCGGGCACCATGTCATTTAGTCTTAACGACACGTTGGCCGGCGGCATACTCAACCCATACGACGAAAACAGCCCGTATTACGATCCGGCTAGCAACGTGCCCGGTTTGGCACCAATGCGCCGCGTCAAACTCTTACGCGAAAACACCGAACTATTTAACGGCGTAGTAGAAAGTTACGATTACCAATACAACCTAGACCGGCAAAACATTGTGGCCGTAAATTGCGTGGACGATTTTTGGTTGCTATCCAACACGTTTATGGACCAACTTAACGTAGATCCGGAAACGTCCGGGGAACGTATCGACACCGTATTGGCGTTACCAGAAGTGGACTACACCGGGACTACAAGCATTGCGGCCGGCACCGTGGATTTGGGCCATGCGTCCGCGTACACCGTCCCGGCAGGCACCAACGTGTTGGCCTATTTGCAACAAATCAACAACACCGCCGAGTTTGGGCGTTTGTTTATGTCCGCCGACGGTGTATTGACGTTCCAAAACCGTATCGGCACCACGCTAAGTAGCCCGGTAGCCGAGTTTTCAGACCAAGGAACGAACTACAAATACCGAAACGTGGCTATCCAATTTGACGCTCGACAAGTGGTAAACCGCTCGACAGTTACCGGGTTGGACGGTGTAACGGCCACGGATCAGGATTTGGCAAGCCAAACTACGTATTTCGTACAAACCCGTGACGTGTCCAATTCGTTGTTGCACGTAGCCGGCCAAATCACGGCCGCCGCCGAGTACCTACTAACCCCGTATCCGTCCCCACGGCTTACCGCGCTTACCACGAATTTGGCCATGCTTAGCGAGGCCCAACGCGACACGGTAGCAACGATTGACATTGGGGACACCATAACTATTACGGTGGACGTACCGAACTACGGCACCATTAGTAGCGAATTATCCGTAGAAGGAATAGACGGGGAAATAGCGTTGGACGGTGGCCATACGCTTACGTTTTACACGGCCGACACCACCGTGGTGTATTACCTTATTTTGGACGATCCGGTGTACGGTGTGCTCGATAGCACCAACGTGTTGGGTTAGGATAAACGATTATGGGTGCCAACGCTCAAACAACCGTCCCAACGTTTACCACCGGGCAAGTATTAACGGCCGCGCAAGTAAACCAAATAAATACGGGTGTGCCCGTGTTTGCGGATAGCACCGCACGTACGGCCGCGTTTGGTGGTACGGGGGAAAAAGTTTTGGCGCAAGGCCAATTGAGTTACTTGGAGAGTGACGGGAAAATTTACGTTTATTCGGGTACGGCGTGGATTAGTATTTCGAGCATGACCGAGGTAGCACGTTTTACGGCGGGCGGTACGTGGACAGTACCAACAGGCGTAACCTATGCAATTGCACATATTCGGGCCGGCGGTGGCGGCACGGGCACCGGTGCGGGCGCGGGCGGCACATCATCAGTAGCGTTCGCAAGTGGCACCGTATCGGCTACCGGCGGTAACGCGGATACAACCGCCTCGAATTACGGTTTTAGTGGCGTTGCTAATAGTGGTTATGGTGCATGGGGACGCGATAACGGCAGTACCACGGCAGTAAATACGCTAGGCGGTGATGGTGCTTACATTGTTGCGGGCGCGGCAGTAACACCGGCCGCAAGTATCACAATTACCGTAGGCGCGGGTGGCGTAGCGGGAACAAGTGGCGGCGCGGGTGGTAGCGGCTATGTTTGGATTGAGTACCAAGTATGAGCGAACGAACCGTTGCAATTGTTGAGCCAAACGTAACCAATGGCGTGGTAGTTAATGTTGAGGTAGTGCCAACGGATTGGGTAAATAACGATCCGCAACACCTAATCGAATACACGCCAGAAAACCCCGCCGCTATCGGTTGGGCCGTGATAGACGGTGTGGTGCAAGTACCGCCGCCACCACCCAAACCGAACAATGAATAAAAACGCGCAACTACAAACGGCAGACCAAACCCTAAAAGGCGCGGTTATTGCACTAGGTAGTTACGTGGCCCACAAATACAACGTGGATCCACAAATTATTGCATTGTCTATTCCGGTCGTATCGGCGGTAATGGCCATGATTAGTACCCGTGTAGGCAACCCGGATACCGCTTGCCTATTTGTGCAGAAAACAGACGATACGAAATAATGCCCGTTTACAAGGTGCCCGGCTATTCGGTGGTATCCGAACCATTGGCCGGGACAATTGAGTGGGTAAAACAAGCCCAAGTGACGAGCGGTGGCGCGGTATGGAACAACGGCCACTACGCAATGCGCAACATACGCGGTAGCGACACCGGCGGCAAACGCGGCATTATCTCAAACCACGCACGTGGCGTAGCCATGGATCTGTCCTATCGGCGTATCGAGGCCCGCAAACTAGGCGTACCCAATGCCCGCATAAAAGCCCTAACGTGGCTTAACACCGTTCTAGACAATTGGGAACTATTAGGTGTGCAATGCGTATTGGACTACTACCCGGAACCCCACGGCCGTGGGTGGCGTGTCGATCGGGTGGACGCACTACCACCCAAGGCCCATAACGTCCAAGCGTGGGTTAAATACATGAAACCCACCATTACCGGGGCACCCGGCGGGGATTGGTTCCATATCGAAATAACGCTAGGTATGGCCAACAACCCGGATCGGGTACGGGCCGCATTCCACGCCGCGTTTGGCAAATCCACCACTACCGAACACGTCCCCACTACGGTGGAACCGACAACTACGAAAGGCGGCAAGCGACGTGCCAGACCAAACGGAAACCAACCAACCTAACCTTATTTTCTATGAGGTTTTAACCGGCCAATTGGACACCGGAACCCAAATACTTGTCCAAATTTTTAGGTTGCCAAACGGCACCATATCGCTAGCCCAACTAGCAATGCGGAACAATAGGTGGGAAACATGGGGCGTACCAATTCGACTAGAACACGCGGGAACACACCCGGCACCGAGGGACGGCGGCGCGGCATGAACGCGATCATTGGTAGCATTTTCGTGGGTGCCGCGTTTGTAGTCTCCCTATGGATTAGCCCACTCCCTAATCCACAGCCAGACGCGGCACCTACCAACACCATGGTGCCCGCAAACACCGTTTACAGCCCGTTAGACGCGTCAAAAGCCGCAACCCCTACCACGGTGCCCCAACCCCAAATAGGGGATTGTGGCGCGTGGGCCGGCTACGCGTTGGGGTTTGGTTGGCCGGCAACCGAGGCCCCACAATTAGCCCAAATTATGCGTTTAGAGAGCGGTTGCAACCCGTACGCGGTAGGCGATAACGGCAATTCCTACGGGTTGTTACAAATCCATTGCCCTACGTGGGTGGCGCGCTCGACCTATTGGCCAACCGGGTGGGCCGCCGCCAACGGCTACCCCATAACGTGCAACGATCTATTGGACCCGGCTACAAACCTTGCCATAGGGTTTTTAATTTGGGCCGGTGTACCCGGATCAAGTGGCGGTTGGTGGAATTGGACCACCTACCGGCCATGACCGAACTCATGGCAGATTGCCACGGCACAGGCCAATTGGTGTACGCCAAAATAAACCAACTACACGAAAACACCCACGATTTGTTCACGGCCCGTTGCGCATTTTTGGCCATGGTCCGCATACGCATATTGGAACAACGCATAAACGAACTCACCGCCGAACTACAACGGTTGGAACAAATGGCCCATGGGTGTTACTAAGGCCGTCATAGAACTAGGGCCGCTCGACGTAGGCGAATTGCGTATGTTCGTGGACTATTTCTACGAAAAACGACACCAACACGGCGAACTCAAAAACACGTCCTACGTCAAACCCGGCTACACCCGCGAGGCGTGGATTAAACGTTGCGACATGGTGGGATTTGCCGCCGAAATGGCATTTGCCCGCTACCTACGCGTCCCCTATGAGTTACAAGCGGACACCAAATTGGCCGGCGCATATGACGTAGCCGGCTACGAAGTACGCGGAACAGATCTAGCCAACGGGTGTTTAATAACCCGAGATTTTGACAAACCCGCCATATACGTGTTGGGCATTGTGGACCGCGTGGACTATCTCAATTACCACGTGACGTTAGCCGGGTGGGCTAACTACGCCGACACACTCAAACCCGAACACCACCGGCCAAGTGATTGGTACCGGGCAAACGCCTATTACACACCGCAAACCGAATTACACCCGTTAGGTACGTTGCCAACACTCACAACGAAAGCGACGGTTAGCAATGGCATTTGAGTTAAACGGATACGTAGATGTTCCCACCCGGTTGCGGTTGGCGTTAAAAGATTGGCCCCAACTACGGATCCAAGAAACGTCTTGCACACTCGAACAAGTGGGCGAACAACTGTTTTTAATTTGCGTGGTAACGGTGTGGCGTGACG